GCGCCTGGCGCACCAGCACCCGCCCCGGCCCCGGCCGAAGGTGACGTGCGTGCAGCGCTGCGTGCAGCCCGGAACAACGAGAAGCGCATGGCCAAGCAGCTCGCGGAAACGAGCGCGAGGCTCAAGGAGCTCGAGGAGCAGCGCGCTGCTGGTGGTGGTGGCGAAGGCAACGGCGATCGCCGCGACCTGACCCAGCTGTCCGAAGAGGAAGTCGCGGATATGCGCGAGAACTTTCCTGTGCAGTACGCAATGCTCGAAGAGCTGCGTGAGCTGCGCACGAGGGTGAACGCGACGCCCGCACCTGCACCGGCCGCGCCGGCGCCCGCTCCCGCAACGGAGTGGCAGCCGACGACCTACGAGCCCGAGGTGCAGGAGGTCATTGACTCGGTTCCCACCTTGCTGCGGTGGCAGATGAACAAGGACGACCAGTCCAAGTTCAACATGGCCGCGACGTTCGACACGTCGCTGATGAAGGACCCCGACTGGGCCAACAAGACCCCAGTGGAGCGCTTCGCCGAAGCCGTGCGCCTGACCGAGGTGCGCCTGGGCATCACGCCCGGTGCCGCACCAGCAGCAACGCCAGCACCAGCCCCTGCGGATTCCCGCACCGACCCCAACGCCGCCATTGCCGCAGCCCCGAGCGCTCAAGCCGCCGGGATCAGCGACTTCCGTGGCGGCGGCGGGGCAGGCGGCGGACTGCCCGGTACCGACTTCTCGCGAATGAGCGACGAGCAGATCCTCGGGTCGCTCAAGCCAGACGCCTGAGCGGGCCGGGCACCGCCGTCATCCCTATCCACGTCAACCGATGAAGGAGTGAGCGATGCCCACCCAAGTTTCCCGTAGCAACGCACTGGTGAACAAACAGTTCTCCAGCGCCCTGTCCGCGATGGCCGTGCGCAAGCCGACCCCGCTGACGCAACTGACCGGCCCGATGCCGACCCACGACAAGGCGATGCGCAAGCTTCGCCAGCAGACCACCACGGAAATGCCGGTGGTCCGCGTGGACGAGCTCTCGAAGGGCCCTGGCGATATCGTGCAGGTGGACTGCGCGCACGTCGTGAAGCTGCGCGCCGTCATGGGCGACCGCAACGCTTCCGGCCGCGGCGCCAGCCTGACCTACAGCTCGAAGGACGTGCTGCTGGATATGGCCACCATCCCGGTGTCCGCCGGCGGCAAGATGACCGCCAAGCGCACCCCGCACTCGATGCGCCTGAATGCCACCGCCCAACTGGCGCGCGGCATTCCGGCCTTCCGCTGGCAGCGTGCCCTCACGCTGCTGGCCGGTGCTCGCGGTGAGCAGGACGGCAGCGACTGGGTGCTGCCGCTGGCCACCGATGCCGAGTTCGCGGACATGATGGTCAACACCGTCAAGGCCCCGAGCTACAACCGGCATTTCGTGGTCAACGGCACCACCCTGACGCAAGGCGGCGCGCAGCTGTCGGCGATCGCCACCACCGACTTGCTGCGCCTGTCGCACATCGATGAGTGGGCGGCGCTGTGGGACGAAATGGCGGTGAAGATGGCCCCGCTGCAGATCCCTGGCGACCCGGCAGCCGGCGATGACCCCATCAAGGGCATCCTGTACTGCGACCCGCTGGTGTGGGATGCGCTGGTGACGGAAACGACCACCGGCTACAACATCCGCACGTTCGAGCAGAACGCGATGAAGCGGGCCTCGTACGACGGCCTGTCCAAGCACCCGCTGTTCTCGGGCAACCCGCTGATGTGGAACGGCGTGCTGATCCGCAAGATGCAGTTCGGCATCCGCTTCTCGGCGGGCTCCGCCGTGGCGCACGTCACCGCGGCCAACAAGCTGGCCGGCACGGAAACCAACGTGACCGTGGCTGCCGGCCTGTCCACCACCCACATGGTGGCGCGCTCGATCTTCCTGGGCGCGCAGGCGCTCGCGTTGGTCAGCGGCGGCAACGAGGAGAGCGAGGAAACCTACTCGCTGCTGGAGGAGCGCACCAACTTCGGCCGCAACCTCGAGCTGGCGGGCGAGCTGATGGGCACCGAGGACAAGCTGCGCTGGCAGCTGCCCAACAGCAACGGCGACCTCGAGGCCACCGACTTCGGCGTGGCGGTCATCGACTCGGTGGTGCGCAAGCGCCAGGTGAGCTGATGCACCTGGGGGGCCTCGTGCCTCCCAGTTCAACGCTCCCCGGGTAGCGCCTCCACCCCCGATCCCTTTCAACTTTCAAGAAGGAGGAAGCCATGGCTTCTCTCAAAGCGATTGCCGCGGCCGCCAAGGTCGCAATGCAGCCCGGCGACGGCCGGATGGTTCCCGTGCACGACAAGGCCGTCCTCGGCGCCGCCGCCGGCGGTGGCCTGGGCACGCCCGCCGTGGGCGACACGATCGACTTCTACGTGCCCGCGGGCACCAAGCTGCTCGACCTGGCGTTCGTGCACGACGACTGCGACACCGGCACGACCTTCGCTGCGTCCATCGGCTACCGGCCGGTGAGCGCTGCCGACGGCCCGCTGGCTGCCAACGCCACCTACTTCACGCCGGCCACGGCGTTCGGTCAGGTGGCCGGCCGCGTCGAAATGACGTTCAAGCCGATCACGTTCGAGCAGGACGTCTACATCACCTTGACGGTGACTGCGGCGCCCACGGGCATCGCCGGCAATCCGGAGATCCACCTCGTGGGCCTGTGCCAGGCCGTGGGGGCGAAGTAACCAGCGCCCTGGCGTAGCGCAACGCCTGCCCCCGGCCCGCAAGGGCTGGGGCGCATCACCAACATCCACCCGGCCGAAGGAGGCCATTCATGCCCAAGACGATCTACTACGTGGGACTCAAGACCCGCGAAAACGGAGGCGAAACCGCCTTCATCAGCGAGACTCAGATCCGCTGGTTTCTCGGTGACTCGCACCCCATCGCCGACAACGTGGCAAGCCGCATGCTGGCGCATCCGGACGTGTTCAGCGACAAGAGCCCGGAGGAGCGCGCCAGGCTCGCCGAGGAAGCCCGCCAGCGTGCCGCCGAGGAGCAGGCTGCTGCCCGCAATCCCGGCAACTCTGGCGGCTCCATGAGCATGGAGGCTTTCCTGGCTGCCTTGCCCGCCGGCGCCAAGATCACGCTGCCCAACGGCACGGAAATCAAGATGCCCGTGGCGGGGAACGCCGGCGCCACCACGCCGGTGTACGGCAGCCTCGAGGGCGCGCACACCAGCAGCGTGGCCGCTCGCCTGGCCGCCCACACCGGCGCCAACAATGAGGACGGCCAGCCGACCACTGCGCTCAATGCCGGCGTGGGCGATGCCACAGGCTTCGGCGAGGGCGATCGCGTGACCGAAACGAAGGTGGGCGAGTCCAACACCGCCGGCATGAGCCTGGCGCCGGGCGCCACCGTGGCATCCATCCCGGTCGACGCCAGCGGCAAGGTGCTCACGACCGACCAGGCCACGGCCAACACCGGCCCTGGGACGGCAACCGCGACGGACGGCGGCAACGGCAGGTTCCTGCCCACCAGCCGCGCCCAGGCCGCGACCGGCAAGACGACCAAGGCGAAGTAAGCCATGGCGAAGTCGGCAGGTGACGTCCTGACGTCGGCCCGGTACACGTTGAACGACGCTGCCAAGCGCCGTTTGCCGGACGCCGAGGGCCTGACCTACGTGGTCGATGCGCTCAACGCGATCAAGAACCAGCGCCCCGACCTGTTCATCGGTGGTGGCTGGACCGCGATCGAGAGCCTGACGCTGGGCGCCACCTTGCCGATCGACGCCCAGTTCTTCCGCCCTGTGGTGGATTACGTCATCGCGCGCGCCGAGTCCAAGGATGCGGCGCACGTGCTGAATGCCCGCGTGAAGCTGATGGCGGATCTCGCCGGAGGGTTCCTGTCATGAGCCAGCCCTTCTCGGCCTTCTACGACTTGCTGCTGCCGGAGCTTCCGGGCTGCACCACCTCGATGGTGGACTTCCATCTGCTGCAGGTGGCACGCGAGTTCTGCGACCGCACGGCGGCCTGGCGAGGCGAGTGCGCCGCGATCGCCGCCGTGGCCGACACCCGCGCCTATCTCGTGGTGCTGCCGGAGGCGGACACCGAGCTGGTGAAGATGACCAAGCTCGTGATCAACGGCCTTGTCCTGTGGTCCAACGCGGTGGCGAGCGACGACGGCGAGTACCGCCCGCGGTACCGGCCGCAGGATCCGCCCTTCACCATCCACGGCAGCGACACGGCGTTCATCCTGGCCGAGCAGCCCGAGGGCGACATTGTGTTCACCGCGGCGATGAAGCCGACACTGGACGCCACCACGCTGCCGGACTTCCTGCTGACCGTGCACGGTGAGGCCATGCGCACCGGTGTGCTGTCGCGCCTCATGCGCATGCCCAGGAAGCCATGGACCGACCGCGAGCTGTCCGTCTTCTACGGTGCCGAGTTCTACGCGGCCATGGTGCACGCGGCAGGGCAGGCCGACCGCGGCAACACCCGCGCGCCGATGCGCACCACGGCGCACAAGCTGGGTCCGTCGCGCACGCGCGTGCTCACCGGCGCGATGATCCCGGCGGCGCCGATCCCCACGCCGGCGCCAA